TGGCGGTTTTTGGGGTTAGCAAAGCAACAGCATACCGCGATGTGAAGCGAACGGAAATGCTGTTTGGCAGTTTTAAGCGGTTTGATAAGGAGGCGTGGCGGTACATACAAATTGAGCGTAAACACAAGTATCTGCAAATTGCGCTGAAGGAAAAAAATATGGAAATGGTGTACAAGTTTGACCAGGCGATTGATAAGCTGCTTGGGTTGGATAAGGAGGATAGCCCTATTGATCTGGATAAAATTGCAAGCCAAAACTATGATATCATCATCAGCAACAAGCAGGCGCGGCTTATTAAGATGATACACGCGCAGGGCGGGGTTGTAAATATGAATGTTCGGGATACCATTGATATTGATTTTGAGGAATTGAAGAATAAGGATGAGGACGAGCAGGAATAGGAAAATAACGCTGAATCTGGCGCAGATTGTTGCCATTACGGCTACCCAGAAAATTAAATATCTGGAGTGGGGCCGTGGAACCGGCAAGAGTACCATTCTGGCGTATTTTATGCTTATGATGGCTAAATATATGCCCCGTGCCACTTTTATCTTGGTGGGGTGTATGTATGCGCAGGTGCTCAGTAATACGCTAAAATCTACCAAAAAGGCGCTGGAGTTTTTCGGGATTTATGAGGATATCGATTATGTAGTTGGCAGCAGCCAAGGCCGTAGGCTAGGCTACAAAATGCCTTATGAAAAGCCTAACAATTGGAATAACATCATTCATTTTAGCAATGGGACGGTATTTCAATTGGTAGGGCTGGATAATCCAAATAGTAGTAATGGTGGGCGGGGTATTAACTCCTCTGGTATATTGGCAGATGAAGCTGCTTTGTTGGATGATGAGAAGTTGGCTATTAACGTAAAGAACACGAACCGGGCGATTGCCAAGAGTGCTATACACGGTGATAATCCCTATCTTCTTTCTGAAACGTATGTGAGCTCTACACCACTCACTAAGAAGGGGGCGTGGTTTCTGAAGGGTGAGGAGTTGGCGAAAAAGAAGCCACAGGATATATTCTTCCATTCTGCTACGGCCCATTGGAATCTAGATAATGTGCGCCCGGATTACTTTGAGTATATGAAGGATAGCTACAGCAGTGAGATGGTGTACAATGCTGAGATGCTGAATATACGGCCCAAAGAAATTGCTGATGGATTCTATCCACAACTTACCGAGGACCACTATTATACAAACTTTGACAATGACTATCTGGAGGGGCTGCCGCTAACGGATTTGAGTGGGAATGTTTTTAACAGTAAGCAGGATAGCGATGTTATTAAGAGCGATCCGCTTATTATATCTGTGGATTGGGGGGCTAACATTAATGCAATGACCGTGCACCAATTGCAGGATGATACTTGGTTTGTGTTGAAGGAATTCTTTGTCAAGAGCCCGAAGATACTAGATGATCTGTTTATTGAGCAATTTGCACCATACTATCGCACCCATACCTGCAGGGACCTATATATGTATTATGATCGCACCGGTAACAACAGGATAGCCAACTCAAAACTAACATTTGCTGAGCAGGCAAAGGAATTGCTGCAGAAGCTGGGGTGGAACGTTTATTTGATGACCACCGGCGCTAACCCTGATTATATGGATAAGTTCAGGCTGATCAACTCTGCTCTTAAATATGATGGCAAGAAGGGATTGCCAAAGATACGTGTCAACAAAGCCAATTGTCCTAATCTAATTATATCAATGGAGCACGCCGAGGCTTACGATCGTGGGCGTGGCCTAGAGAAGGACAAGCGCCCCGAGCAACGCAAGGGTGTAGAGCAGGAGCACGCCACACACCTAAGTGATACCTTCGACTATCCTTTCTTTGCAATGTTCTGGGATCAATTCAATGGCAGCGCTGTGAAGCAAGAAGACCTACCAATTTCAACGTTTTAGCCCAAGCCTAGCCCCCCATTTCATATTTCGCTGAAAAACGGGGTGGCAAAAGTCATATCGTTATAGGTCACGGCGGTTTAACAGGCCGAACATTTGAAATTTTAAAAATAGTTTCTTTAGGTTAAAAATCTGAAATACAGGGTTATAACTTTTAGTTTTTGAGAATGAATAAAATTGTATATTTGAAGCGCCTACTTTTTGAAATGTCGCAGGGTTCTGTCCTGCGAGTCATCGGTAACCAATCCGGTGTTTTTTGGTATTTCAAAAAGTAGGCGCTCGCAGGACAAAACCCTTTTGTATGGCAATAAATAAAATTGATTATTCGGAAGAAATTAAAAATCTTATTAATGGTTTCTATGAGCCAGTATTATCAAAGGCTCATGAAAATGAATTAACAGTAAAGAAAACCCTTTCTGAAATCCATAAAGAAGTCATAAGAGTTTTGCCGGGAAAGTGGATTGAAGAATCTGACGTTTACGATGCACTGCAGGAATTAGGTTTTAAAACTTTTACCTATACAATGGAACCTGTAACTTCAAAAGATGATGAGGACCAAGATTTTACATTATTTGCTGGAGGCACTTATATAGCATATTTTTTAAATAGAAAATAAACTATTTATTGAATTCCAAAATTTCTTCAAGTGTTAGTTTTTCACCATTCCTGGTGACCTCAAATTCAAGTTTATTTTCTTTCATATAAGTTAACCAACGGCGCACATCAACATCCACATATTTCCCTTCCAATTCAATGCCATGGCACTCGCGCCAATTTTGCTCACAAGCAATCAGTGTGGATCCAGAACCAAGGAATGAATCAAATATAATGTCTTTCTTTTTTGAACTATTCAAAATCAAATAACTAAGCAGGTCCACGGGTTTCATGGTCGGATGCTCATCGCTTCGGGTGGGGCGGTTGAATTCCAAAACCGTGGTTTGCTTTCTATCAGAATGCCACGCGTGGGACGCTCCTGTTTTCCAGCCATAAAGACAGGGTTCGTGAATCCAATGGTAGTCCTGCCTGCTCATTACCAACGAATTCTTTTTCCAAATAAGGCACTGTGAAAGTTTAAATCCTGCATCCATAAATGCTTTCCGGAAATTCACGCCTTCAGTATCTGCATGGAAAACATAAATAGGTGCTCCAGCTTCTGAATGTTCAAAAACCTGCCTGTAAAAAGCAAGTAAAAATTCATAGAATGGGGTCGCGGCCATATTATCATTGGCAATTTTATCCCTTTTGGAATCCACGCCACCTTGGTAGTCAACATTATAGGGCGGGTCTGTAACTGTTAAATTAATTGATTTGCCCTGAAGGGCCTGTGTGTAGGTTTCTGGAAGTGTAGAATCTCCACAAACAATTCTGTGCGTGATGCCTTTTTGAATACTCTTTAATTCATAAACATCACCTGTGCGTGAAACTGGATCCGCTGGTGGTTCGGCATCAAACTCGCCTTCCTCTTCACTTGTAAAATCTTCCGGCAGTAAATTTTCCGGAACTTCGATATCGCCAACAAATAAACCCAACTCCTCTAGGTTAATATCTGCAAAATGTTCTTCCAATATATCGGTATCCCAAAAGCCAGTGGGAACGTTTGATGTTATATTGTACTGTTTAAATTCCTCTTCGGTCAGTTCCCGGTCAGGAACGCGCACATCAATCAATTCATCACCCCGGCCCAAAAGCATTAAAACTTTTATTCGCTGGTGACCGGCAATGATTTTATTATCGGTATTTATTGCGGGGATTTCCGCAAGGTTAAATTTTTGGATGCTGTTTATTAACAGCTGCTTTTTTTCATCGGTGAGTACGCGTGGGTTATACTCAAATGGGATTAAATCCTTTACCTTCCGCTTTTCGGTGGTCCACTCCAAGGGTGCCAGTAGTTCGCTCATAATAGCTCTTCAATTTTTCTAAGGTTAATTTCATCTTGGTGTAGGCTTTTTTCGGTTCGGTTTATCTGTTGTAGTAATTTGCGCTGCATAATTTTATCGGTTTCCTTTTCGGCGGCTGCTTGCCATTTCGCAATACGTTTTTTCTTTTTTGAAATCTGGCTTTTTAAATTCCGGAGCTTGCGGTCCAGCTCCAAGGCTGAAAGTTTTGAAAAGTCCTCAGAGGCTTTAACGGGCAACATCGTTTTGTAAAGCTGCCAATGTTCCAGTTCTTTCCAGATAGTATCTTTCTGCTCGTCCAGGTCTTCAATTTGCAGCATTATCGCCAAGGCTTCGGCTTCGCTCTCGTCTGGCAGATCGTTCAATTTAAATTTGAGGTCGCACATATCATAAAACAGATCCTTTGCTTTTCGGAAACGCGCCTTCAGTTCTGCTGGCAGTTCGCCATAGCGTATTTTTGAAAAGTATTTTTTACTTGCTTCCTGCTTTAGGTAGTTTTCCTGCGCTTCTTTTTGCGGGGCTTCGGGTTGCTGTGGCGTAGTTTTTTTTACCGCTACAGGCTTCTTTTTTTCCGCAGGTGCTGGGCGTGCATTTTTTGCCTTGCGCAGCTCACCGATGAGCACAGCCATATTGCGGTCATTCTTTCCGCGTGATAAAGAAGCAATTGTTCTGGTCTTTGCATTAGGCAGCGTTTTATAGATAGCAACGCCTGCCTCATAATCCATTGTTTTAAACCAATCTGCTATATTCATAAAGCGAATATCTACGCTTTGCGAATGACATAAAAGGACATAAAAAAACCATCTGGGCGAGCAGATGGTTTTTACTAATCAAATAAACAAGTATTGGCTATGAAGTAGCCGGGGTGTAATCCTGGGCGCGGATTCGATTGGAGGTAGCGAGGTAGAAAATTTCTTTATTTCCCAGATAATTGTAACTATTACTGCACCAACTATTGCCATCGGGAAAGTAGTCTGCCTCCAGCGTGTAAGTGGTTTGTAATTGCATCTCTGGTTCCAACGTTTTTAAAGCGACGTCATTAACGCTAATAGATTGGGTGGCGGCATTGCTCTCGGCAATTACCAAAGTTTGAATTTGCACTGCATCTGCAGCAACTACATTTACCATATCAGCGTGGAAATCCACTGTGATTTGGTCTGTCGAATTTTGGACCGGGTCGGCTGTAGTAGCACCGAATCCCGTGAAGGCAATCATCAAGATTGCAATCAGTAACATCCCAGCTTTCGCTTTCATAAGGTTTTTCATTTTGTTTGGTTTTTTGGTTCTGTTAATTGTTCAGCGTTAGTTTGTGTGTTGAAACCATTCAATTTCACTTCCGCGATTCTTTTAA